TTACGAGCAGGCATCTTTTTGTATGCTTTTGCTGGGGTTGCCTCGATCATTTCCTTGGCAACCTTTTGCGGAACTCCAGTCTCTTTTGCAACCTTTTTGCTACCTGCTGCTGCATACATGAGACGCTGCTGCTGCTTGCTCGTGATCGGCATATCAATCCTCTACGATGTGTTCCGAGTGTCCTATCCTACCAATTACACCAATTTTATCAACAAACTGGCACATTTCATGGTCTAAATAAGCGTACAAACCGTGTTCTATATCGTACACCTTGCCAGCCAACCACCTTTGCCAATGCTCTCGCTCGATCTTTTCGAGTACGTCATGCAAATCGACAACCTTTTTTGTCGGGAATCCGAATAGCCGTGTCATCAGCATTCCATCCGTCCCAACTTGATCCTGGCTGAATCCAGTTCGCAATGGCGCTCTGAACGTAAACTTTTCTGGATCGTGAGACTCTGGATTGAAGTAATCTGTTAGCTGATACCGACCAGACAGTTTGTAAGTCCTGTCATACCAGTACGGAACTTGCATCATGCATTGCAATGCAGCAATCTCAATTGCATTCTGCACAAACCCTATCGGTAGCCCCGTATCGTGCGCTCTGTCGATCCATTCAGCCCCCCAGAATCCGACAACGTCAACACGCTTGGGGATGTTGCTCAGGAAGCCATCAGAAGGCTTTATGCGCGATGTTTCTGATAGGTGGATGGTAGACAGCGGGTAACGGCTCCAGACGCTCTCAAACGTCTTTAGAAGCTCCTGAAGCCTTCTCGGATCGCTGTTGATAGCCGATGTGACCAAAATATTCACCCGGCCCTCCTGGTGCTTTGCCATCCCTGTTTCGCAAAGACCTGACCTTTGCCTTGATAGCTTGAGCCAGCAAAGTGATCTGGAAGGAAATAATGCGATGGATAGATCGTGATGTCACGGTACTTGTGCCTGTGGATTGTCTCTGTGAGTCTTGCTGGCCCCGTAAACTGCCATGCCATCCTGCCCTCTGGCTTGTCATCAAGCAAGTCTTGAATGATCTGACCGATCAACGGATGCTGTGGTGCTGCTCCTACGATACCGTTTGCGATGAGTCCTGGCCTTGCAATCTCATTCTCCCAGCAGGCAAAGACATCCGGTTGAAGTAACCAGTCCTCCAGAGGCTTGACGCACTCTGAATCCGCATCCATTGCAATCCCGCCGAACTCGTACAGGATCTCCCACCTCATGCAGTCTGCAACACCGCACAGTTCCCTGTCCCAATAGTGCGCCATGTGTTCTGCAAGCCTCCATCCGCGATTGAGGCTCTTGTTGCCCCAGACTTGCACCTCGTAATCCGGGTTCATTTTGAGCCACGAATCTATCTCCTGCGGTTGCGGTTTGTCACCGACCCAGACGATGTGGATTAGCTTTGGAACCATAAAAAAATCCCCCTGCGATAGGGGGATAACGGGGGGGAGGAGAACCCCACCATTATCCCCGAATGATTAGTCTTTTACAAACAGCGGATATGTGTGCCGGATCGCTCCGAGTTTCCTCAACCTGTCTGCCGAGAACTCTACCTTCTGTGTTCTTGGATAACCAGGGCTTACCCAGTATCCGTTCTTGCTGAAGTGCGGGACATACATGATGTTTCGATACGTCCAGACTGTTTGTGCTTCTTTCATGCTACGTCCTTAATGAACACACCATTCGGCATCAGGAACCCTTTGCGATCCTTGATCTGGTGGTAAGCACCTTCCAGACACTCAACGATGTCCAGATTTGCTAGAGCGCAGAAGTTGATCAAACAGACCATGACATCACCAACAGCGTCAGCGGTCAGAGCGATGTCTTTCTTTGCCAGACCATCTGCGAGTTCACCCATCTCTGAGACTGCCTTCAGGAACTGAGCGTTTGCGGTTGAGTTGGGGATGATTTGTCGATCCCTGCTCCATTGAATGATGCGAACGTGGAGTTCATCGAAAGACATTCTTTGCATGATCATTCTCCTGAATCAGCTTGATGGTAGTGGACAAGAGCCTCGATTCCGTTTGAATATCTAACAGTATTTCCTGGGATGCTTGCGCGTTCTTTTTGAGCAATGATGTCCACAGATCGCCAACGAGCCGATTTATCGTTAGCCATCCTGCCGCCCAGTCCTGCTGATTCTCTGTCCCAGATTTTTTTGTTGAATCGGAAAGCTCTGCGTTCGTGTGATTTGAATCCATTGTGTCCAACGTCCTTATCGTTTGCCATCGTTTCGATCAGTTTTTTACGGAAGAAATCTACGTCTATATCTAACCAATGAATATAACTTTCGAGTCCTTCCCCCCATAAGAAATCATGCGCTGTCATTGCGTCCCATTGCATTGCAACAGGGCTTTTGAACGGTTCCAAGCAAGCATCTTTTACGGCAAGCGTAATGACACTTGCAATCAGCATATGCTCTGGAATCCAATGACTCGGGTGGTCGTCTGTCTCAATCATCTTCTTGCTATGCCCCCATCTGGATCAATCGGTGTGAACATACTCATGTCGATGCTGTCCTCGGGGATCTCGTAGCTGCCGAATGTCTCACCGCACCCGAGGCACACCCTGCGCCGCCAGGTGAACCCGTATCGTGTGTCCATGCGGGTTTCCTTCACATCGCTCCCAGTACCCTTCGGACAGTTGCAATTCGGTGAATCAAGTCGTTTCATTCTTTTCCTTCAGCTTTGCTTCGATGGCTTTGGCGAAATAGACACACCAATTGCTATCGCCTATGACTTCATCAGGCACTGCATTTTCCACTTTGAATATTTCCTCTTCCGTCAGCCCGACCCATTGGCGCTGATGAGGTGTTAGATACAGCGGCTTGCACACTCCACCGTCTCGTTTTGCATCCGCTCGACAACGACGCTCGCTTTCATAGATTTCAAACACAGGATCATCATCTTCTTCGTCGTCATCATCATCTATAAATTGCAAGACCCAAGCCACCGGCTCCTGCTTCTCTGCCTGTTCGATAGCGGCGCGGAGAGCTTCCATCGCCGCAGCCATAGGGTGATCAAGAGTGCCGCCATCATAGGCATCCCATACCTCCAGCGCTTGTCTCATTGCTTCAATGCTCATGTGTTCTTCTCCTTCAGTTCCGCAATCGCCCGCCATGCCGGTCGCCACACCTCGCAATCCAGACAAGTCGGATCGCCACAATCAGGATCAACATTGACAAGAAACCGCTCAAGTATCTGCACCAACCGCCCGACAATCGCTTCATGCTCCATGACTGTCATTGTTGGGATACCGTCGATGATGCGGGTGAACTTGGGTTTCATACCCACCCCATAAGTTTGTATCCAACCTCAGTCGGCACGGTCGCTGTGATGTACGCCCGTTGGATCGGGCAGTAGTAATGGATGGTCATCTCTCACCTCTGCTTAAAACCAAGACGCCGGATGCCGAGTTCGATCAGCATTGCTGCGTCCTCCAGGCTGTTCTGGCTGCTGCTCATGGCTGTCTGCCACTCGCCGCCGATCCGTTTTCCGACCAGACCGACCGTGACGATCTCGCCTGCCTTGGCGTCCTCCAGCCATTGCTCAAGCATTGCAATCGCGTCGCTGTTGTCTGGTGTAGTGGCTTTGATAAATGGTTTGATGTTGTCGGTCATCTCTCACCCCTTGCTCTGATTGCTGCAACTATTTCTGCACTCCCACCAAATTTTTCTACAATGTCAATGCATGATTCTTGTTCATACAAAACTTCCTCCCTGATTGCATTACGAATTGCTTGGTCGCGTTTTGCTGCCATCCAAACAACAGCACTTGAGCCTAGAACCCCAGATAAAATTCCGATGCCGATAAAAAACCAGTCGCTCATCTCTCACCTCTTGCTTTCTTCAACGCTGCCCGTGCCCGTGTAAACGTAGCATCAAGCTGATCCCACCCAGCACCATCAGCAGCATCGACGATTTCCTTGAGTGCCTCGAAAAGATCAGGGGCGGCTGAGATCAGACGGGCATCTGCTGCAAGGACATCGCCGGTCGTGTAGTTCACGTTTTCTCCGATCCTCACGAAGCGAAGTTTTCGTCCCCACATGGACGGCCTGTGCTTCCACGGCCCCGGTGTGTAGCTCATCTCAATCCCCCAACAAGTTACCGATGTTCGTCCGGTAGGTCGGCTCGATCAGATCCCTGATTTCTTGTGGGATCTTTGGCAGCGGAAACCAGCCAACATACCAGTCATCTTTCCCGTCCCACCAGCCCGTCGAGGCAATGCCTGCTTTGTTCAGCAGCAACACCTTCGGCCCCGTAGGGCAGTCGTTCATAGACCGAAACCTGAGATCAGCGTCTGTGATCGCCTCCTGGTTGATCATGCTGCCTCCATGAACTCCGACTCGATGCGCTCGATCTCAGCGTTCGTGAGCTTGCGCTCAAGCCAGGGAGCAGGACGTCCACGCCGATCCATGATCGTGAACTCACCAACCTCTGCCCACCCGTAGTAGTCCCAGTCGCTTGCAGCGTTGCGGCTGTACGATCCTTCGCTAACGTACACATCAGCCTCAACCAAGCAAGGGATTCCAGCGATTCGTGTCTCGATAATCATTGTTGCTCTCCTGTTGGACTCATCAGTACCGGCTTAACCAATAGACCCCTTTCGGGGTTTCGTCCTGTGATAATTTTAGGCAGGAACTAAATAGACTTCGTGCAGCACCGTACCGATTTGATGCTCAGTCTCGATACGATAACCTTTGTCGAGCCAAACTTTTACTGTGTCGTGGCTGACAAACTGTTCTATACGGCGCGTATGCCAACCGTCAACCCGACCGAGGAAAATGTCGTATTTCTTCATGTTCTCTGCTCCTTCTGTGTATGTGTCGATGGATGAATCATCCCACACTTTCTATCGCTTGTGTAAACTTTTTTGGAATATTTTTTAATCGTTCTTCGGATTCCGATAGGAGATTCCTAACGTGGAAGTCATCGCACAACTGGCACAGGTAGATCAGACCGACAGCGACATCCTGTGCTTCTCGATGATCGGGACAAGTTGCCTCTGTGCGTCTGGCTGACAATTTGCACCTCCGTCTGCAATGTGTTGGGCGAGGATGTCTGCAAGCCTGCTGTCTGTCCTGGCCCCTCTGCTGATCTCTAGGATTGCCTGTGCGCTCTTTGGGAACCTAGCCCAATGCAAGAAGTCAAACGCTGGTGTCCTGATCTGTGACACGGCATCCTGGATGATTGCCTTTCCCTCTGGAGTGATCTGCTTGGGAGGAGGTAGCGCAGCAGGCTTGTGTTCTGCTGCCCTAAACTGCTTGCACAGTTGTATCCATTGCGCGAGAGAAGGAGGCCAGTCAGGAGGATCTCGCTGGAGGTGGTCTAGCACCATCCTGATCGTGTCAGCAGGGACTGATCGCAACTGAGCTTCCCAGGCTTCCTTCGCCGCCTCGATGTCATCAGCATTGCTTCCAAG